GGTTTGGACGAATTGGGTTAAGTTTATGGGGGAGCAGGATAACCCTGCCGATTCTATTTCTTACACTATCCCTCAACAAGTATCCCCTGCTGGTGGATACGCTATCGGGTCCTTACAGGACTACCTTGGTCTTCCGACAGTTGGTCAAGTCGGTTCTGGTAATACGGTTTCACATTCGGCGTTACCTACCCGTGCTTACAACTTAATTTATAACCAATGGTTCCGTGATGAAAACCTTCAGAATTCCCGAGTGGTTGACAAAGGCGATGGCCCTGACGCCTCCGCCTCTACTAACTATGCAATCCTTCGACGTGGCAAGCGTCATGATTATTTCACTGGCTCGCTGCCCTGGCCTCAAAAGGGTGGTACTGCTGTAACCCTTCCTTTGGGCACGTCTGCACCTATTAAGATGAATGCCACTAACACTAGCGGTACATTTGCTTCTGTTCTTGACAGCAACAATGTCGCTTCTGGTTTGGCTTTTGCTCCATCTGTTAATTTGGTTGCTGCTCTTGCTTCTCCTAATACTGGTCTGTTCGCAGACCTTTCTGTCGCTACTGCTGCGACTATTAATCAACTTCGTCAATCTTTTCAGATACAGAAGTTGCTTGAACGCGATGCTCGTGGCGGTACACGCTACACCGAGATTTTGCGTTCTCATTTTGGGGTTACATCCCCCGACGCGCGCTTGCAGCGTCCTGAATATTTGGGTGGTGGTTCAACACCTATAAATATTTCTCCTATTGCTCAAACATCTGGTACCGGTGTTTCTGGCCAATCTACACCCCAAGGCAATATTGCCGCTATGGGTACGTATTTGGCTAAAGGACACGGTTTTTCTCAGTCATTTGTTGAGCATGGTTATGTCATTGGCGTTGTTTCTGTCCGTGCTGATCTTACTTATCAGCAGGGCCTCCGGCGCCATTGGTCTCGTTCTACTCGTTATGATTATTATTTTCCTGTGTTTGCTACGCTTGGTGAACAAGCTATTCTCAACAAGGAAATTTATGTTACTGGTGGTTCTACTGACTCACAAGTTTTCGGTTATCAGGAGCGTTGGGCTGAGTATCGCTACAACCCTTCTGAGATTACCGGTTTATTTCGTTCTACTGCCGCGGGCACTATTGACCCCTGGCACTATGCACAGAAGTTTACTTCTTTGCCTACTTTGAATTCAACGTTTATTCAAGATACGCCACCTTTGGCTCGTAACTTGGCCGTTGGTTCTCTTGCTAATGGACAGCAGCTTCTTCTCGATGCTTTTTTTACTACTACTGCTGCCCGTCCTCTGCCTATGTACTCTGTACCTGGCCTTATCGACCATTTTTAAGCTCGTGCGGTTTACACCGCATGAGCCGAAAGGCTATTTATGCTCGATTGGCTTACTGCTCCTATTGCTTCTGCCGCTTCTGGTATTGCTGGTTTTCTCGGTCAACAATCTACTAATGCTGCGAATGTAGATCTTGCCCGTGATAACACTGCTTTTCAGGAGCGTATGAGCAACACTGCTTATCAACGTCAAGTTAAGGATCTTGAGGCCTCCGGCCTTAATCCTATGCTTGCTTACGTTAAGGGTGGTGGTGCGTCTACACCTTCGGGCTCTGTTGCCCAGGTGTCTAATCCAGTCTCTGCTGGTGTTTCTTCTGCTTATCAATCTGCTCAAACTGCTACTGAGCGTAAGCGGCCTGCTCAAGTTGAGGCTCAGACTCGGGAAACCGAGTCTAAGATTCCTATTAACGTTGAACAAGTTAAGAAGATTTCTCAGGAGATTAATAATCTACAAACTGAGAATGAAAAGGCGAAAGCCTTGATTCTTAATATTGTTCAGGAGGGCCAGAATTTGGTTAAACAAAACTGGAACCTTACTGAGGTTGGTAATCATTTGCGTAAGTCTATTGAATTGATGGGCGATCAAATCAATAATTTTCACGCTATTACTACCAACACTAATGTCCTGACTGAGATCAATCGTATTGAAGCTCAGCTTAAAGGACTTGATTTGTCTTCTGCTAAGAAGTTTGACAATTTTGGTCGTGACGCTGGTCAACTCAAAATGTTGCTTGATGTTTTTAAATCTTTGATTCGTCCCCGTTAAGGAGTTTTTTATGAAGTTTATTTCTGCTTATGATAATCACGATGCCCACTCTACTAAGACTGGGCTTGAGTGTTTGGATTCGTCTTTAACGCAACAGCAGTTTAAAGAGGAAGCTGATATCAACACTATTGTTGATCGTTTTATGAAGACTGGGCACTTGCCTGATCCAGTCTCTATGCCTCAATACGTTGACTATGAAGGCATTTTTGATTTTCAGTCTGCGATGAATGTTGTTCGCGCTGCTGATGAGAATTTTATGCGTATGGACGCTAAAGTTCGTTCTCGTTTCAACAACTCCCCACAGGAGTTTTTGGATTTCTTTGCCAATCCGGCAAATGTTGATGAGGCGGTTCGCCTTGGCCTGGCTGTTCCACAAGCCAAGCCAAAGGAGTTCACCTCATCTGATGCTGCACCTGCAGCTACCGCTTAAAGCGGTTTTGGTACAGTTCGCTACTTGATGTAACTGTACCTATTGACACCTTTTTTTTTTCTGTTCTACTGGAGTTCATTATGAAACCTCTCACACGTCACAACGCCAACAAGCATTCTAGTGCTACAAGTTTTAAGCGCAACATCAAGACCACCAAGTTGATTAACATCACTGCTGGTCCTATGCGCGGCGGTATCCGTCTATAAGGCCTTCGTGTGCTCAACGCTTTGGTCACACCCTCAACATGGCCCTATCAAGTGCGGTCAGTGCATAGAGTGTCGTTTAGCCTACTCGAGAGAGTGGGCGATTCGAATCACTCACGAGCAACAGATGCACAAGGTGTCTTGTATGCTGAACCTCACCTATAACGATGCCTGGTTACCTGAGCATGGTCAACTTTTTAAAGATGACCTTCAACGCTTTTTTAAGCGGTTGCGTAAGGCAGGCCACAAGTTTCGTTATGTTGCTTCTGGTGAGTACGGAGATCAGACTAAACGGCCGCATTTTCACATTGCGTTGTTTGGAGTTGATTTTTCTGATGATCGCCGCCCTTTTGGGCGTGCTGTTGGTGGTGACCGTACCTATACTTCTAATGTGGTTGCTAAGTCTTGGACTAAGGGTAACCACTTGATCGGCACTCTTAATTTTGAGTCTGCTGCATACATTGCCCGTTATATCTTGAAAAAGATTAAGGGCTTGCAACAACCTGAACCTTTGTACATTGATGATGTGACTGGTGAGGTTTTGTTGCCAAATCCGGAATTTATGTTGATGTCGAAAGGCATCGGCCGTTCTTGGTTCCGTGATTATTTTATGAGTGATGTTTATCCTCATGCTTCTGTGATTACCGCTCAAGGTAGCAGAGCACCCGTTCCCCGTTATTACAAATCTTTGTTAAAGGAGTTAGGGTCTGATCTTGCACTGGACATGCAATATCGTTCGTCGGCGCGAGCCGAGTTGGAAGTCGAGCGTTTAGCCTTTGAGAATCTTCCTGTTCGTAAGTTATCTCGCTCCATAGTGAGTTCTTCACGTTCTAGTTTGTCAAAACGTTTTTTATAATTTTTTAAGGTCATATCATGCATTTATTTGTTGTTTGTGTTAAAGATCGTGCAGCTGAAGTCTTTAACCGTCCTTTCTTTGTTCCTCATCGTAATGTTGCCATTCGTGATTTTACTGACGAAGTCAATCGTGCTGCAGTTGACAATCAGCTGAACAAGCACCCTGATGACTTCGATCTTTATCTTTTGGGTGAGTTTAACGATAACACTGGTGAGTTTTCTATTTCCACCCCTCAGGTCCTTGTCCGTGCTAAGGATGTAGTTCAGTCTTCTTGACCCTTGCACCCCTTCGGGGGTGCTTTTTTCTTTTGGAGTATTTATGTTTCACAATAAATCGGTTGATGCACACAATTTTGCAATGGTTCCCCGTGCTGACATCCCCCGCTCTCGATTTTCTATGCAGAAAACTCTTAAGACTACTTTTGACAGTGGTCTAATTGTGCCTATCATGTGCGAAGAGGTTTTACCTGGAGACACATTTAATGTTAATGTCACAATGTTCGGTAGGCTTGCTACCCCCATTTTTCCGGTTATGGATAATCTCCATCTGGATTCCTTCTTCTTCTTTGTTCCTAATCGTTTGGTTTGGACGAATTGGGTTAAGTTTATGGGGGAGCAGGATAATCCTGCCGATTCTATTTCTTACACT